CCCTTTAGCGACTACCTAGACGGCATCGTCAAGGGAAGCGCTGAGCAGGTTCAAGAGTATGTTGATGCCTGTCTAGCGGTTAAGGAAAGGTTTCCAAAGCCAGCTAACGGAGATATTGCATGACACCCGAAGACTCACACAGCGCCATATATGACCGACTAGTTGCTGTGGAGGCTAAGGTTGATAAGGTTGCCAAAGACACAGTGGATGTTGTTTCTGCCTTTCATGCAGCGCAAGGAGCCTTCACAGTGCTGGATTGGATTGCTAAAGCTGCAAAGCCAATCATCTGGATATGCGGCATTATTGCTGCTTTGTCTATGATTGCCCACGACTTCAGGATTAAATAAGGAACATATATGTTACTAGATGGCCTACTGAGTATTGGAAGCAAGCTCATTGACAAACTGATTCCTGACCCCACTGCAAAGGCTCAGGCGCAGCTTGATTTAGCTGCTTTGGCTCAGTCTGGCGAGCTGGCTAAGATGGCTAATGAGACCGACTTGTATAAAGCAGAGCAAGAGGGTATCACTGACCGCTGGAAAGCTGATACGGCTACGGACAGCTGGCTTGCTATGAATATCCGGCCAATGTCCTTAGTTGCTATCTTCGCTGGATACTTCCTATTTGCTTTAATGAGTGCTTTCGGGTATAATGCCAATGAGAGTTATGTACAGCTCTTAGGTCAGTGGGGTATGCTTATTATGTCTGCATACTTCGGTGGTCGTACCCTTGAAAAGATCATAGCTACAAGGAAATGATGCAACTATCTACCAACTTCTCTCTTGACGAACTTACACGGTCTACAACGGCTACGCGGCTCTGTATTGACAACACCCCCTCCTTGCGGGTCATTGACAGCTTGCAAGCCCTTGTAGACAACGTGTTGCAACCCATGCGTGACCGCCTTGGTGCTGTGTCTGTCTCCAGCGGCTACCGAAGCCCTGCGCTTAACAAAGCCATCGGAGGCAGCGCCACTAGCGATCACTGCTTTGGCTACGCAGCAGATATTCAGATCAATGGCCTTGATAACAGAGAGCTTGCTGGGTGGATTAAGGGAGGGAACAGCTTCACACAACTCATCTTGGAGTTCTACGAGGACGGTAAACCCAACAGCGGCTGGGTGCATATAAGCTACAACCCAGCTGATCTAAAGAATGAATGCCTTCGGGCTGTTAAACAAGCAGGTAAAACTGTCTACATTAAGGGACTTTAATAATGGCTCTCCCCACATACCTCTCTCTTGTAAATGATGTCTTGGTTCGCTTGCGTGAGCCAGAAGTTACAACTATTAATGAGAATGTTCTTTCTAAGCTTGTAAGCAAGTTTGTAAACGATGCTAAGCGTCAGGTGGAGGACTCATACAACTGGAACGCCCTAACCTCAACGCTAACAGCCACAACTGCTGACGGGGTGTTTAACTATGCTTTGGTTAGTAGTGACTCACGCTTCAAAGTTATTGAAGTTTATAATGCCACTGACCGGCATTTTATGGTTAATAAAACCTCCCGTGAGATGACCCAGAACTTCATTGGTTCTGAAGTTCCCCAGAAGGGAAGCCCAATCTTCTACAACTTCAACGGCATTGACAACAACGGAGACACTCAGGTTGATTTGTTTCCTGTTCCAAACAAAGCCTACACCATATTCTTTAACCTGTTCATTCCACAGCCAGAGTTACAGGTGGATGGAGACTCAATGCTTGTCCCTAAAGAGCCTGTGGTGCTGCTGGCTCTGGCCCGTTCGTTGGTGGAGCGCGGTGAAGACGGTGGCCTCACTACTTCCGAAGCTTATGCACTGTCTAAGGTTGTGTTGGCTGACTACATTGCAATTGAGTCTTCACGTTATATCGAAGAAGAAATCTGGATTGGTGTGTAATGGCTCAACCAATTCAAACCTATAGTATTTCTGCTCCGGGCTTCTTTGGCTTGAACACGCAAGACTCTTCACTAGACCTTGCGCAAGGCTATGCTCTGATTGCCAACAATGCCGTGATTGACCAGTTTGGCCGCATCGGGGCACGTAAGGGCTGGTCTCCACAGAACACCGCCTCAGCAGCCCTTGGAAGCGCTTCGGTAGAGGCTATCAAGGAACTAGTTGTTGATGACGGCAGTGAGTATGTTGTCTGTGCGGGTAACAACAAACTGTTCTTACTTGCTTCAGGGGCTTTAACTGAAATCACCTACGGAGGCGGCGGCACAGCCCCAACAATCACAGCTAGTAACTGGCAGATTGTAGCGCTTAACCAAGCCCTCTACTTCTTCCAAGAAGGCCAAGACCCTCTTGTCTATGAGCCTGCGGTGTCTACAACGACGTACAGACGCATCACAGAGAAGGTGGGCTACTCAGGTAGTGTGCCTTCAGCCAACATTGCCCTGAGCGCCTTTGGCCGTCTGTGGGTGGCCGCTACGACAACTAACAAGACAGTGGTTTCGTTCTCTGACTTGTTATCCGGTCAGAAGTGGACAGCAGGTACAGCGGGTACGTTGGACATCTCAACGGTGTGGCCCGCTGGCTCTGACACGATTACAGGACTAGCTGCTCACAACAACTTCTTGTTTATCTTTGGTAGAGAAACAATTCTTGTCTATGCTAATGCTTCCGTGCCTGCTGACTTAGCCTTGTCCGATACTATTACTGGTATTGGGTGCATTGCTCGGGACACCATTCAAAACACAGGCAGCGATGTCATCTTCTTGTCTGCCACTGGTGTACGCAGTGTGCTTCGGACAGTGCAGGAGAAGAGTGCCCCCTTGAGAGACATCAGCAAGAATGTCCGTAATGACATTATGAGGGCAGTGCAGGGTGAGCTTCTAAACACTATTAAAAGTGTTTATAACCCTTTTGAAAGCTTCTACCTTCTTACCTTCCCGCTTCTTCAGCAAGTGTATTGCTTTGATATGAAAGCAACGCTGCAAGACGGCTCCGCTAGGGTAACAACTTGGGATAGTATTCGTCCTTCCTCTTTCTGCTTCCTTCGTAACAGAACAATGCTTATTGGAAAGAACGGATTTGTAGGGGCTTATGGCAACTACCAAGACAACGGTGAACCATACCGCTTTCAATACTTTACCAACCATACTGACTTGGGAGACCCCGGAGTTACTTCGGTACTGAAGCGCTTACAGGTTGTTGTTATTGGAGGAAGTTCTCAATATGTGACAATTAAGTGGGGATATGACTTTTCTGGTAGCTATTTAGCACAGAACACACTTATTCCTGCTCAGGGGGTTGACTATTATGGAGAAGCGGAGTATAATGTAGCTGAATACAGTCCCGGAACATCCCTACAAACACTTACAGCGTATCCAACTGGTAGCGGTAAAGTGATTCAGACGGGATACGAATCCAACATTGACGGTGCTCCCTTGAGTATCCAAAAGATTGAAATCCAAGCTAAGAATGGAAAACTAGTATGACCCAATATGTAAAGAGTACATCATTCTCTTCAAAGGACACACTACCTGTAGGCAACCCTTTGAAGATTGTCAAAGGCACAGAGATCGACACGGAGTTTAATAACATTGCTATTGCAGTGGCTACAAAGGCTGACCTGCTGAGTCCTGTCTTCACAGGAACTCCAACGGCTGCAACAGCGGCTACAAGCACGGTTAACACACAACTAGCAACTACCCAGTATGTTTCTAATAAAGTACTAGACCTCGCTGCCGCCAAAGACGGTACAGGCGCAACAGGTACGTGGCCTATCAGTATTACAGGCAATGCAGCCACTGCAACTTTAGCAACTTTAGCAACCACCGCAACTACTGCAACCACTGCTGCTAACGGCGGTGTAACCTCTGTTAACGGAAGCACTGGCGCAGTCACGGTAACATCTATCGGCGTAGGGCAGACATGGCAAACACCTGCCAGAGCACTAAGTACAAACTACACAAATAGCACAGGAAAGCCTATTCAAGTTATTGCTGCTGTATATGCTCAAGGAAATACACGGTGTCGCGCTATTGTAGACGGGGTAACGATTGTTGAATCGCTTACTCAGGATTGTTGCGGTGTTCCTCAGATTTCATATTTTCCTTTATCATTTATTGTCCCTAACAACTCTGTGTATCAGTGTCAGGGCGGTGCATTAAACACTTGGGCTGAACTCCGATGATTATACCTAATAAAGAAGTTATTAACGAACGCCTATCTATTTGTAACGCCTGTGATAAACAGCAAGACATGAGTGAGAACCCATTGTACTTCTTTGTTGACGCAGTAGGTAAACTTGTAGAGGATGCTCCTAAAACACTCTGTACTGAATGTGCCTGTCCTATTTGGGTTAAGGTGCGGTTTGTTACTAATAGCTGCCCTCTGAATAAATGGAAAGAATAATGAACAAGCTACATAACGCCGAAGGCTCCAGCGCCACAGACGCCAACCTGCCTCCTTATCTGGGCATCTTCTTTATTATTAAAACCTAATGAAGACACCTGTAATCTACGGTGA